AGTAAGGTACAACTTGGAGTTAAGATGTCCAAGACTGTCAAAAAGGTTGGAGCATTGAATCTTAAGACAATGGTAGAGTCTGATAAGGTTCTATTTAAAGATTTGGATATTATTTCAGAATTAACTACATTCATCTCTAAGAGTAATTCATTTGAAGCAGATGATGGATGTAATGATGACTTGGCAATGTGTTTACTCATATATGCATGGTTATGCCAGTGTGACTATTTTAAAGAATTAACTGATCAAGATGTTCGTAAAAGATTATATGAAGAAAACAAAAATCAGATAGAACAGGATATGGCACCATTCGGTTTTCTTAATGATGGACTGGATGAAGATTCATTTATAAAGGATGGAGATAGATGGTATACAGACGAGTATGGAGATAGAGCATATATGTGGGAATACCTTTCCTGACTGTTCACACATAGTTTCCCCTACGAAAAAGCTCCTTTCAATAAATAATTCTTAGGAAATTGGGAACCTTAGAGGGACGGTAAACATGGCTATTCAGTTAGTATCTCCTGGTGTATTAATCAGGGAAGTTGATCTAACAGTCGGAAGAGCGGATAATGTACTCGATAATATCGGTGCTATCGCTGGTCCATTCGAGATTGGACCTATCGATGATCCAATCACAATCGAGACTGAACAAGACTTGATCAACACATTCGGAAAGCCATTGAGCACCGATAGTCAATATGAGTATTGGATGACTGCAGCGTCATTCCTTTCTTATGGTGGTATTATCAAAGTCTGTAGGACTGACGATGACGATCTTAAGAACTCTAATGCTGGTGTTGGTATTGCTAATACCACAACTCTGAAGATTAAGAGTTATGACGATTATCAGTCTAACTATCAATCTGCTACCGATTTCTATTACGCTTCTAAGAACCCTGGACAGTGGGCAAAAGGTTTAAAAGTCGCCTTCGTTGACGATATTGCAGACCAAACACTTACTGTTAGTTCCTCTGATCCTGCAGCGATTGGTTGCACAATTGGTTACGGTGTAACTGCTGCTCTAAGTACAACCATTCCTGGAAACGGAACTACTTCTACATTCACAGGATACCTTAAGGGTATCATCACTGGAGTTTCTACCGATGCTGTTGGTGGAAAGAGTTCTATCGATGTTAAAGTTATCTCTCGTGTAGAGACAGTTGGTGGTGGTTCAACTGAAACAAAGGTTGATTACACTGAAGGTGGTATCTATGCTTATAGTACTTCTGATACCATTTACACAAGACTTCCTGCTGGTACATTAGATGCTAGTAGCGGATTTGCTCCCGCAGCAATTGCTGACTGGTATGATAATCAAACTCTCCAGTTAGATAACGCAACTGTTTATTGGAAGTCTATTGCTCAAAAACCAGTAACAAACCAGTATTCTCTTGAGAGAGGTGCTAAGTCTGATGCAATGCACGTTGTGGTTGTTGATGACGATGGTACTTTGACTGGTATTAAGGGTAACATCTTAGAGAAGCATATTTCACTCTCTAAGGCACTTGATGCTGAGTCTTCTGGACAGGCTGGTACTAAAGTTTGGTACAAGAATTATCTTGCTGATTTCTCTGAGAGAATCTATGCAGGATACAATCCATCCGTTACATTTGATGCTCTACGTCTCACTGCTCCAGTTAACACTGGATTTGGTGGAACTGAGTTCTCCGCTATCAGTAATGCTGATGCACAGTGGGGACAAAATGCTAAGGATGTGAAGTACTTTGCAGGTATTGGTGCTACCACTTACGAACTTGCCGGTGGTAACAACTATACTGCAGCAAACGGATTCGCTGCAGATCTTGGTAGTTTGATGACTTCCTTTGAGAAGTTCCAAACTAAGGATGAGATTGCAGTAGATTATCTACTTGCTGGACCTGGTTCTTCTACAAGAGCACAATCTCAGGCTAAGTTCAACAAGCTTGGTGACATTGCTGAAACACGTAAAGATTGCGTAGCAATTTGTTCACCTCAACGTTCTGACGTGGTTAACATCACGAACAGTACAACTCAAACAAATAATGTTGTAGCTACTCTGGATGGAGTTAATTCTTCTTCCTACCAGATAATGGATAGTGGTTACAAGTATATGTTTGATAGGTTCAATAATGAATTCCGTTGGGTTCCATGTAACGGAGACATTGGTGGACTGATGGTTAGAACTAACAGAGAGTTCTATCCTTGGTTCTCACCTGCAGGACAACAGCGTGGTGTTCTTAATAACGCTACTAAGTTGGCATATAATCCTACGCAGGCACAGAGAGACACTCTGTATACCAAGCGGATTAACCCGATTATCTTCCGCCCAGGTATAGGCATCATGCTCTTCGGAGATAAGACTGCCCTTGGTTATGCCTCAGCGTTCGATCGTATCAACGTTAGAAGATTGTTCCTTACAATCGAGCAGGCACTAGAGAGAGCTGCACAAGCTCAACTCTTTGAGTTCAACGACGAAATTACTCGTGCTAACTTTGTTAACATCGTAGAACCTTATCTACGTGACGTACAAAGCAAGCGTGGTCTTTACGACTTCCTAGTAATTTGCGACGAGACAAACAACACACCTGATGTCATCGATAATAATGAGTTCCGTGCTGACATCTTCCTCAAGCCCGCTAAGTCTATCAACTTCGTCTCACTAACCTTTGTTGCTACTCGCACAGGTGTTAGTTTCGAGGAAGTCGCTGGTAGAGTATAATTAAGGAGTAACTAATGGCAACCGCACCAAACCCTCCATCTATTAGGAATATCTCTCAGTTTAAGAGTAAACTGAGAGGTGGAGGCGCACGTCCTAATCTGTTCGAAGTAGCGATTCCAAACTTCCCAGATTTTGTTGGAGCATCTTACAATAACGACGATAAGCAAAATCTTCGTTTCATGTGTAAGGCTGCCAACCTTCCTGCTTCAAATATCGCTCCTGTGGAAGTACCATTCAGGGGACGTATTTTGAAAGTTGCTGGAGACAGAACTTTCGATCCTTGGACTATCACAGTCATTAACGATGAAGATTTCCGTATCAGAACTGCTTTTGAAGCATGGATGAACGGTGTATCTAAACTCGATAATGCAACTGGAGCAACTGCACCTACCTCTTATATGCAAGATGCATATGTTTATCAGTTAGGTAGAGCTGCTACTATTTCTGGTGAAAATCCTGTTGGAGAAATAAGTCAAGCTGGACCTACTGAGTCTGCAAATGTTCTTAGGTCATATAAGTTCATTGACATATTCCCAACTAATGTTTCTGAGATAGCATTATCTTATGAAACTGGTGACACCATAGAAGAGTTTACAGTTGAATTCCAAGTTCAGTACTTTGAAGCATTTGGCTCCGCTGAAGCCGCTGATTTAAGGTAGTATCTGTGCTATACTAAATACTATGAACGGTATAGTCCATAGTATAAATGGCTAAATTATTTGGATTCTCGATAGAGAATAATGAGGAAACCCCAAAGTCGGTAGTATCGCCGGTCCCCATGTCGAAGGAGGACCAGTCCGATTACTATATGACTTCGGGGTTTTTTGGTAACTATGTTGATCTTGAAGGAGTTTTTAAAAATGAATTTGAACTGATTCGTAGATACCGTGAGATGGCGTTACATCCAGAAGTGGATGGTGCAATTGAAGATGTTATTCAAGAAACTTTAGTATCTGATACCAATGAAAGTCCTGTAGAAATTGAACTTTCAAAATTAAATGCTAGTGATGGTATCAAAAAGAAGATAAGACAGGAGTTTAAATACGTAAAAGATTTACTAGATTTTGATAAGAAAGCACACGAAATTGTTCGTAACTGGTATGTAGATGGACGTTTATACTACCATAAAGTTATTGATTTAAAAAAACCAGACGAAGGAATACAGGAATTGCGTTATATCGACGCAATGAAAATGAGGTTTGTTCGTCATGCTGTTAAGGAATCTAAGGATGTAGCAACAAGAACTGCTGCTCTTAATGGCAATAGGGATATTCCAAGTATTGCTAGTGCATTCCCTAAGATTGAAGAGTATTTCATTTATAGTACAAAGAATACTACAGGTGGTGCTTTAAATCCTTCCAGTAATATGACAGACACTAAAGGTGTCCGTTTCTCGAAAGATTCTATTGCGTATTGTACTTCTGGATTAGTTGATAGAAACAAAGGTTCTGT